CTCATTTTGGGACGTGTCTCAATCTGAGAATAATTCCCAATTTGGGAATATTCCCATTTTGGGACGCAGATTCGCTAGGGGTACCCCCCCGGCGAAGGCCACCGGCTCGTATATAATACCAACACCCCCTCTAGACTCAAAACTCATTGACACGATGCGTTATTCTTTTGGGGTTGATGGATCCGTTTTTGTGTGCGTATTCGCCCCGTATGGTTTTAAGTCAAGTGATACATTCAAGTAAGAAGACAGGAGGGCGCGATGATTGGTCCACTCCTCCTGAAGTTTTTAATAGGTTCAACAAGGAATACAAATTCTCTCTTGACGCATGCGCATCAGACTGGAACGCGAAGTGCAGTAATTATTACACCGAGAAATCCGATGGTCTAACCCGAGATTGGATGGGTTGGACGTGGTGCAATCCTCCATACTCTCAGCTTGTTCGTTGGTACAAAAAAGCATACCAGGAGGCCCAGGATGGAAACTCGTCTGTAATTCTCACAGCATCCCGAACGGACACCAAGGCATTTCATGAATACGCGACAAGTTCGACTAAGCTCATTTTTCTCAAGGGGCGAATTAAGTTCATAGATCCCGCAACACGATTCCCGAGAGAGCCCGCGCCATTCCCATCCATGGTCGTCATTTTTGATGCTTACAAACTGGGGAGTCCCTGCCAATTCAGCACAGAAAGTGTATCTGATATGATGTAAATCGAAGCTTCAACTTACGATTCTCATGGTTAGCTTCTTGACCCAACGTTTAGCAGGAGTAGAATAAGCGAAAGTGCTTCATTCCGTGACGTACCTTTTGTTGTTGTGGCGGGGACTCGTTCTGAACCTTCGGGTCTCCGCTTTGGCATATTCTACGGGGGCAAGTTTGAGTAAAAAAAGCAAAGGCCCACTCGCGGTCAATTATGACACTATCCGATTAGAAGAGAGTCATTCCTTGGAGTTGGAAGCCAAGGAAGTAGAGATCAACCAAGAGCTAACCAAGGTAGAGGTATCCCTTCTGCCTTCTCTCCACTCCATGATGAGTAGTGGTTACGCTATAATCGATGAAGAGCTTCATCGATTAAGGGGTCGCGCTAAGACTCGCGGGTTAGATGCTGCGGATGGTAAAAACTTCGCCGCTTTGACCAATAGCTTGGTCAAGCTAGCCAACCTAGAGATGAATATCCGAGAGCAGAGCGAGATAGAGACTCTTGACGACGAGAAGATCCATGCCTTGGCTGCAGAGGTTCTAGCCAAGCAGATTGGGGGTAAGGGTGGAAGATAGTGCGCATCAGGTGTCACAGCAGCTTCCCGTCAGGATCCGCAAGGCCTTCGATGCAGACACGCCGTTCATTTACAAGTCATGGGTGCAGAGCTACCAGGGGCAGAACAAGGATATCCCGAAGAAGGCCGTCGCTCGGATGCATAAGACGGTGGTAAAGAGGCTGTTAGCCGAGAGCACTACGGTCGTTGCCTGTGGGGATACTCCAGAAACAGAGAACGATATTTACAGTTGGCTAACTGCGAGAAGGACCGAGAAATTCTTGGTAGTTCACTTCTGTTACACAAAGGCCCCATTTAGAAAATGGGGTCTTCTTAAGTCTTTAATGAAGGTATTCGAGTACAACCAGGGGGAAGCTATCCTTGCGAGTCACCGGAGTTATATTATTAAAGAGCTTAAGCCCAAGCATAACATTATGTACGTGCCTCATTTGCAGATGCACAATGGTCTCGATGACCTGGAGAAATTATATGAAACTCAAAACGGTGATATTAACGACTGACGCCCGGTCGATTGGTGGCCATACCTCGTTCAGCAGCAGCATTCGTGGCCAGGAAAATTTCTTGATTGAATACAATGAAGACATCCATATGGTGGTAGTCACGACGGGAAGGGGGCAATACATTATTCCTCTTACCTCGGTTAGCCATATGCAGGCTGACGAGGAATTAAAAAGCCTTATTGTCCGGAGAAGAAAACGTAGTAAGGTTATGCAGAGGCCTAGTCCGGTAGTCGAGGCGGTTGTCTAAAGTGAGCGAGGCGGTTGTCTAAGAAGAAGCAGATATTCGATGGGCGCGCTGTACTTGGCGAACTCATCAAGCGTCATGGGGACTTAAAGCCGCCGGAAGATGCCGTTGCGGGCAATCGGACTTATCCTTGGCGTAAGGACTTGTTTGACAGGCAACTCGAACTTGTCGATGACAAGTCGAGGTTCAAGGCAGCGCTATGTTCTCGTCGTGCGGGGAAGACTCATACCTGCTGCTATTACATGATCGAAGAGGCGTTCAAGAACCCGAATTCTATCGTAGCCTACATTGCTATTACTCGGCAGGTGGCCAAGCGGCTAATGTGGAACCTTCTTAAGCAGGCGAACCGGCAGTATCATATAGGAATGAAGTTCAACAATGTTGAACTGATTGCCACCTTGAAGAATGGGTCTCAGGTTATTTTGAACGGAGCCAACGACGAGGCTGATGTCGATAAGCTGAGGGGATCTGGTTATCCTTTGGTTATCATTGATGAGGCGGCAAGTTATGGTTCATTCCTTACGAGTCTTATTGAGGAGGTCATTGAGCCGGCGCTGATCGACTACAACGGGACCTTAATGCTGACTGGGACTCCCAACGCGAGGTGTTCTGGTTATTTCTACGATGCCACGACTAATCCCCAGTATGAATACTCCGTCCACAAGTGGACAGTGAGAGAGAATCCCTACATTCCCCATGCCGCAGAGTTCTTAGCGAAGAAGCTCCAGAAGAGAAACTGGACCGAAGATAATCCGGTCTTCCAGCGTGAGTGGTGCGGTAAGTGGGTGAAGTCATTCGATTCGCTAATATATAAATATACAGAGGAGAACATTTATATGGAGGCGCCCGATGATTCAGCAGATTGGGAATATGTGCTTGGAGTGGATTTGGGTTATGCGGACGCCACTGCTTTTGTGGTCATGGGGTTTAGTCGGGATATGCCGGAATGCTATATTGTGGAGACCCATAAAGAGTCGAAGATGATCCCCACTCAAATAGCGCATAAGATCATCGAGTTGACTGAGCAATTCAACTTCGTCTCAGTTGTTGCTGATACAGGCGGTCTGGGCCGGTCGATAGTCGAAGAGATAAGGCAGCGTTTTGGTGTCCCTGTCCAGGCTGCTGAGAAAAGTAAGAAGGCGACATTCATCGAGCTGATGAATGACGACCTGTTCTCTAACCGGGTAATGGTCCCGGCCAATTGCCCCATTACCGAGGAATGGGATGTTCTACAATGGGACGAAAATAGGCTAAAGGAAGATGGCAGATTTGAGAACCACCTCTCGGATGCGGCGTTGTATGCTTGGCGGGAGTGCCGCCACTTCACATACAAAGCTCCAACCATAAAGCCGAAATATGGAACACCAGCATATTGGGACATGATAGAAAGTCAGTATATTGGGCAATTGGAGAAGGGGTTAGGGGAAACTAATCAGCCGGATGCATGTCGGACTGCGAGTGTCTTGGCTGGAACGAATTACCATTAGGGGAAATAGAAATGGAAGAACGAATTTTTTGGTGGCAGGCAAAAGACAGAGACTCACACAATTTTGTGTTCGACATCCTTCATGCCATGAAGAGGGACTACGGTTACATTACGAATCTGAACCTGCAGCATTACAGGTCTTATAATGACGAAAACATTCCGTCATTAAGCCTTCTCGGCGTGTCGAGGCCCCAGGGAGTGGGGACTCACAGGCCCGTCACATTCAATGTCATCAAGTCGATGTGCGATACGGTCCAAGCCAAGATTGCAAAGAACCGTCCCCGGTGTGCTTTTCTGACTTCCGGCGGTGACTTTTCTCAGCAGAGAAAAGGCAAGTTGTTAGAAAAATTCTGCGATGGACAGTTTTACAGGTCCAAGCTTTACCAGGTTGCCCCAGAAGTCTTCATGGATTCCTGTGTCTTTGGGACAGGCGTCTTGAAGATATATGAGCATGATTCGGATATTGTATGTGAAAGAGTCTTCCCTGAAGAGATTATGGTGGCAGTGGAGGAGGCTAAGTATAAGAATCCAAGAAGTATCTTCCAGGTGAAGGCTGTGCCTCGCGATATCCTGCTTCACACTTACCCGGAGTATAAAGAACAGATCAAAATTGCGTCCAATTTTGAGACAGAGGGAAGTGATTCGGGCTCAACGGTGAGCGAAATGGTGAGGGTCGTAGAAGCGTGGCATCTTCCAAGTATTGATGGCGCTCCAGATGGTCGTCATGTTATTTGCTTGGAAAATTTAACGCTTTTGGATGAAAAGTATGAGCATAATTATTTTCCTTTCGTTTTTCTTCGTTGGTCTGATCGCTTACTCGGATTTTGGGGGCAAGGACTTGCTGAGCAGCTTATGGGAATTCAGCTGGAGATTAATACGCTCCTTCAAAACATTCAGCAACAGATGCATCTGGCGAAGCCGAAGGTTTTTCTGGAGACTGGGTCACAAATAGCAGACCACCAAATCAACAACGAAGAATGGGGTATTGTTGACTACATTGGTCAGCCTCCCGTTTTCTACGTCCCGAAAACAGTGTCTGGTGAAGTCTTCTCTCACTTGGATAGGCTTTTTAACCGCGCTTATGAAATATCAGGGGTAAGTGAGCTTGCTGCGATGTCGAAGAAGCCCGCTGGGCTTGAGTCAGCGGTAGCTCTTCGAGAATTTTCCGATATTGAGACAGAACGATTCATGATTGTGGCTCAAAACTACGAAAACATGTTCATGGAAGCCGCCAGACAGATGATTGATCTGGCTCGGAAGATTGCTGAAGACGGGGGCAGCTATGAGGTCGTAAGTAGTGGCGATAAGTATATCGAGCAGATTAAGTGGAAAGATATCGATCTCCGCGAAGAGCAATACGTTATGAAGATATGGCCTACGTCGCTATTGCCGCAAACCCCTGCCGGTAAGCTTCAGAAGGTCATCGAGCTTGCACAGAGTGGGATTATCCAAGATCCGGGCACTATCTTGAAGCTGCTGGACTACCCGGATATAGAATCGGTCACTCAATATATGACTGCAGATCAGGATGAGATAGACATGCTGATCGAAAACATGGTGGACAAAGGAAAGTACGTTCAACCGGAACCGTACAGCAATTTGGCTTTATCGGTGAAGAGGGTGCAGCAGGCTTATTTACGCGCAAAAATAAACAATGCACCTGAAGAGCGAATGGCCCTTTTACGCCGATATATTGAGGATTGTATGGCGCTCATGACTAACATGGCGCAGGCGGCCCAGCCTCCCCAGCCCCCGTTGGGGGCTGGGCCGCCGCTACCTCCTGGAGGCGAAGGCCCCTTACCACCCGCACCTGAAGGCCCTCCCTTGCCTGATGCAATGGAGGGAATGCCTGTTGATTCAGGCGAGATAGATGGTTCAGAAACAGGGGCACTTCCGCCCCAAGGAATGTAGTGAGGAGAAAGAATGCAAATGGCTGAAGACCATGTCCAGGAGACAATTGACTACGTTAATGGATTGATGGCGAGCAATGTGGAGGCAGACTCGGGAGCAGAAGCAGAAGCGGTCACCGCAACTGCGGTGGAGGAGGGGGAGACCCCTGCAGAAAATCCAGAAGCCGTGGAAAATGCCCCTGCAAAAGAGCCGGATAATGGCTCTCAGGATTTTAGTCGCAGATTTGCGCAATTAGCCAGGAGAGAGAAAGGGGTCAGGCAGCAGCAGGATGATTACAAGAAGCTCCAGCAGGAAGTGGCAGCTCTCCGGGAACAACAAAGTAGACCCAATGATGCAGCCAGAGAGCTTGAAGATCTGCGGAAGATTGCCGCCGAGAATCCACGGGAGCTATTGTCACGGTTAGATTTGGACTTCAATCGTCTGTCTGAGGACGTCATAACAGGCAACAAGAAGCCGGATGACTACAGGAGAGATGCCAGCATCGATAAGCTCTTGGGCAGGATTGATGAACTCGAATCGAAGTTAAGCAGCAGGGAAGAACGGGAAGTTGTCTCTCGCCAAGAAACAGCGTACAATAAATTTCTTGACGAAATACGTAATTTTGTCGAGACTAATAATGATGCTTTCGAGCTTGTGCATTCAAAAGATGCACACGGGTTAATCGCAGAAGTAATGCAAGAGCATTATAACTCGACCTCGGAAGTCATGGATTATAGGAAGGCGGCGCAACTCGTTGAGGATCACCTCGAAGAGGAAGCCCGTAGCTACTTTGGCAGCAAGAAAATAGCCAAAAAATATAAAGATTCCTTTGGGAACGAAGCGAAAACAGAAGCCCCTCGGCAGCCAGATTCAAGGCCGAAAACATTATCAAATTCAGTTGCGGGGGTCGGAATGACCACGGACGGCGAAGCTCACTCTAAACCAATGACTAGAGACGAGCACCTCGACCACCTTGCCCGCAGCTATAAGTTTTTCGGCGAATAGGCGGCGCATTGTCTCCTATCGCTTAATTCGCGACCAAGGAGAATAGAATGGCAGCCCCATTAGATCTTGATACCGTATCAGAAGCGGTAAAGCAGCATTACAAAGACTTTCGAATTAAGGACCTTGTTTACAAGAACAATCCCTTCTACGCATTAATCCCTAAATACGAGAAATTCGGCGGCTTAAATATGCCGATTCCTCTGCTCTACGGAAACCCTCAAAACGTTTCAGCCGACTTCGCCATTGCGCAGGGAGAAACATCAACATCGAGCTTGGGTCAGTTCCTTTTGACCCGAGTTAAGAACTACTCAGTTGCTTCCATTACCGGCGAGACAATCAAA